CCGGCGCAAGATTGTTCTGAATGCCGATATTCGGGTAAAGTGATGCAACGTCAATATCGCGAATAATGATTTTACCATGCGCAATAATCCGCTGCTTTTCAACGCTGCCGTGAATACCGCCCGTTCCGAATGCGAATTTAATCCCGCCGACGTTTGCCGTCAGCCCGGCGAAAACGCCTTTCGTCTGAACCTTCTGCACCTTGTAATCGAATTGCTCGATATCGGCGGGCGTCAGCACCTGGTTAAACATGTAGGTGTGGACGCGTTGAAATTCCGGCTGTTCGAAGCGGATGAATGGAAAGATGATTTCGTTAAGCGCGATGCGATTTCGCGGTGATTGACGCATGACTTTGCGTCCGCCGCTCCGGTCGAACAATAGATTATCGTCAATACGGCTTTCCAGAATTTTAGAGCCGATTTTACTATCATTCCAATTCAGCACGTCAACGCCGAACGTCTCGACTTGCGCCAGGCGGAATTCGATTGCCTGCATGGAATACCACGCAAACGCTTTTGTCGATTTCACGTCCCATTTATTGTAGGGAACAATAATACCGTTTACTTCGTTGTGCGATACCGGCGAGTTGAAATCAATTTCAGCTTCAAGCACGTTATCGAGGCGCATATTGATTTGCAGCGCCTTCAAGCTTGTCGTCTTCGCTTTATTGTCGAAATGGTGAATTTTGAATAGATCGATTTGCGGTGCGAACCGGTCGCGGTCCCAAATGGTATGTGCAAACCGGTCTTGATAGTTATCGATTATCGAGCGTGATTTCTGATAGATTTGCGCGTTCGTCGCGTTCGGGTTTTGCCAAATGAAATGCAACATCGGGTAATCATAATGTATCGAATTGAACGCGAGCATTGGGATTTGACCGCGCATCAGCCAATCGATCCATGCGAGCAATTCGCGCCGGTCGTCGCGGAAGTCGGAAATTTCCCATGTGCTTTCCTGCTCCGTATGCAGCATTTCCATATGCAGCATGAACAGGTTCGGCAAACATTCCACGTCATAAACCGGCGCGAAGTCTAGTTTCATTTCGTCTGCAACCCCAACCGCTTATACGCGTCACACACTGTCATAGCTTGTGCAATGGCGTCGTCAAGTGCGTTGTGTGATGTGCCGTAATTGACATAGTCGGCGCTGGTCATCCCTGCCGCTTCGGTGATCGTCCGAAAGTCGCGCGGCGCTCGATAGTGCCAGGGAACCGGCAGATTGACGGCTCGATAAACCGCCGCCAATATCGCTTCGTCAAAGTGCGGACCGTTCGCCCATAGGCGAATGCCGTTGATACGGGCAATATCGTTGTCGACAAGATTGTAAAGCCAGTTGCCGAACCGCTTGCACGCTTCCGCCAGGTCAACCGGATTGAGAAACGCCGTTTGCGCTTCCTCGCTTTGCTCTTTCCACCATTGGACGGTTGCGGGCTCGCGCGTTAAACCGTATTTACGGTATGTATGATTTGCCTCATCCCAATAGTGTGCTTCCCATGAGTTTTCGCTAGGCCAAAGACTATGGTCGAGCGGCGGGTTATTGCACGCAATATAGAATGCATTATAGCGCCCTTCGGTTTGCGGTAGATAGCCGACCGTTCCGGTTGTCGGATCAAACACGACCGCGCCAATTGAACGAATGTCGCTGCCTGGCGTTCTTCCCCACGTTTCCAAATCAAGCATCACATGCATTGCCGTCCCTCCTAATAAGGAATTTCATCGTCAATTTCGCAGAACAAACATAAGCCGTTACGAAATGACCGCGCCGTTTCATTGGCGCGGCCACACTTTACGCATCGTGCAACGTAAGTTGTAACGGCTGGTTTATCGCTGCGGCATTTGACCCGGCATCGGTTGACCGGCGTTGTCTACAAAGCCGGTTGCCGGTGGCGGATAGCCGTTGTTCGGCTGCTGCTGCTGCTGCTGCTGCTGCTGCGGCTGCTGCTGCTGCTGCTGCTGCTGCTGCGGCTGCTGGTAGGGCTGTTGCTGCTGCGGCTGCTGGTAGGGCTGTTGCTGCTGCGGCTGCTGGTAGGGCTGTTGCTGCTGCTGCGGCTGATACTGCTGTTGTGGCTGCTGCTGCGGCTGATACTGCTGTTGTGGCTGCTGCTGCGGCTGATACTGCTGTTGTGGCTGCTGCTGCGGCGGCTGCTGGTAGGGCTGTTGACCGGTCGGCGCGCTCGATACGGGCGTTGTGCTGGCGGTCGGCGGAAGATAATGCTGCGTTTGACCGCCGCCGAACATGTCTTCCGGGTTGGCGCTGTTCTGGATTAGCGCACCGTACGCGAGCCATTCGATACCGTCAGGGTTGACGTAAAGGCCGGGCGTGTGCGTCGGATTGGTCGGCACGTTCACTTTCACGTTCAGCGACAGCGCCGCGAAATCACCGGTCTTGATTTCCTCTTGTGAAATCTGCCGATATGCGCCGTTCTCGAATTTGAAGATTGGCGGTGCATACGCTTCGGTCGATACGTTAAGCACGTAATGCCCGGCGTAACCTTCGCGAGCGCTGTACGGCTTGCCTGCACGGTCAACGCCGTCGCCGTCCTTGTATTTCCACGAAAAGCCTTGCGGCACGCCGTGCGGATAGGCGCTTGCGGCTTCCTGGTCGAATGCTGGTTTCAGCGTGCGTTCGAATGCGGTCGTCTGCACAATCTGTTCAAGGTTCGGATTGCCTGCCAGCGTGTGACGCAAATACGCTTCCTTTGGAAACGCAATGCCGAACGCCCATTGTTCAACGGGCTTGCCGTCCTTTAGAACCGGCTGTTTCGTGCGCTGGTCTTTCTTGATTGTCGAGCGCGACGGATCGCCCCAAACGATGCGCCCGGCTGGCGTCCGTAGGTTAGTAATTGGCATGTTCTCATTTCTCCTATTTAGAACCGAACATTTTTGACGCTTTCTTGTTTGCGTCAATTCTTACAAGTTTCTTGCCTTTGTCGCGTCTGTCGGAAAGCAGATTGACGAAGTCGGACGTTAACCCGGCTTGTTCCGCTTGTCTAGGCGTCGGCAACTTTCTTGACGAAATATCACGACCAATTAACGCTTGCATGATTTCCGGCGTGATACCGTCATTCCATACGCGATTAGTCTGCTCGATTTTCATCGAATAGTTCTTAACGATTTCGCCTTTTTCGACGCGGTGCGTTCCAAGCTCCAAATATGCTTTTTCTGATTGATCAAGCAATTTCTTCGCACGTGCAATCAGGTCAAGCCGTGCGGCGAGATCGTCGTTGTTGATACTGGCGTTGTATGCCATGCATGCGACTTCGACCGCCGACAATTCCGCTACCTGGCGCGCTTCGCACGACGTGAATGACGGACAACGGTAGCAGTGCGGACCGGTTTGCGTCACGTCGCTTGGATCGCTTAAAACCGCGTTCATCTTGCCGTATAACTCAAGCAGATGCTGGTAGCCGATTGACCATTCCCGAACGCGTCCCTCATGGTGCGGTGCACGCGGTTGGTGGATCACAAAAACAATACGCTCCGGTGCAATATCATTTTCCACGCACCAACCGACAGCATGCGCAATCAGCGTCCAATTGTGTTCCGGTTCTACAATTGTATAACCGTATTTGAAATCGTCAACGTAAAGCGTGTCACCGGCAAACTCGATATGATCGGCGCGCCCGTTCAATTGCCAGTTTTGCCCGTACAGTTGATACGGCCATTCGAACGAATTGAAATGTAGTGCGTCAGGCCAACGATCTACCGCGTTCACATAGTCGGTCACATGTTCGGCAATATCGGCGGTTATGAAAATCCCGTTCGGCGCTTTCTTGTCGATCATTGCGACCGCTGTTGTTTCGCCGGTAAATACTACGGACGCCAACCAATGCGCCGCGTTTCCTTCCTCGCGCGTCGTGTTGTCGCGTTCGGAAAATGAAAGGTCCGCTTGCAACAGTATCGAGCCGTTGCATTCCATTATTCGCGGTAGGTGGCTGGCGTCCGTAATTAGCATGTTGTTATGCCCACTTGCCTTCACTGAACATGACCTGAATTGCGTAATCAATCATCGCCTGGTTCGGCATCAGGTCGGTGATTGCGTTCACCGGCTGCTGAAACACCTGGCCGACGCGAACGGAAACGTTGTTCAGATACCCGGCGTCAATGAGCGGTGCGCCAGCGGCGTCACGCTGCTGCAAGAGCTGCTGCACCTTGGACATGAAACCGTTGAAGTCGTATTGACCTGCGACCGGCTGCGCTACAGGCTGCGGCGCTGGCGGCTGATAGACCGGTGCTGCTACGGGCTGCGGCTGCTGTTGGACGGCTGGCGGCTGATAGACCGGCTGTTGATGAACGGGATGAGTGCCGCCAAACGCTGCGTTCGGATCAAATACCGGCTGCGTCGTCACTGGCGCAGGATATGTGACGGCGTGTGTGTGACCCGGATCGGTGACGGCGTGCGTGTGGTTCGGATTGAATACCGGTGCGGCAGCGACGGCGCGAGCGCGCAGCTCGGCTTCGACGGACGCAACAAACGCTTTATCCTTGCCAACGCCGCGCTTTGCACGCCATACGCCCTTATCGGTCAAGGCGGCAGGCTTCGAATGAATGCGTTCATCCCAAGGCAAGTTGGTGCTGTCGAGC